TCACATATGCTTCAACATAAACTTAACGCATCAGCATATTTAGCAACTATAGAGGAGATTTACAATTTTAACAGCAAGACTGATTATATTTATTTAACTAGGAGAAAGTAAAATGGCACAAGAATATGATAACAAGAACACATGGGTTTTATTTAAGAACGATAAAGGTGACAATGAGAAAAGACCTGATTACACAGGAACTGAAGTAGATGAAAATGGTGTAGAACATAAGATTGCAGGTTGGATTCGTGAGTCCAAGACTGGTACGAAGTTTATATCAGGTACTAGACAACCGAAAGAAGATGCACCACAGCAATCAGCACCAACTCAAAGCATTGAGGATATGAAAGATGATGTTCCTTTCTAACCTATTATTAGCTATTTCTTTGATAGTAATGTTTATTACAGCATTGCTATCTTGGATGTTTATTTGTATTTTTTTAATTACTAAAGGAGTTGAAAAATGCGTATATCAAAAGAAGAAAGATTAGGAAAGCAAGAGTTAAGGCTTTTAGAATATTTAGAAAATAACAGATCAATAAACCCAATAATGTCTTGGCAGGCATTAGGTATTTATCGTTTATCTGATGTAGTTTTTAAGTTAAGAAATAGAGGTTATGATATAGAAACTAAAAGAAAAACTGTTATGAATAAATGGCAAGAGAAAACTAGCTTTGCTGAATATAAATTAGAAAGGGCATCCTAGATGCCCATTTCTTTACTTGTTCATAACATACATTGTTACTTCAAAGCCAAAACGCATTTCTGTTGCTGCTGGTGTTGTCCACATAATAGTTCCTTATTTATGATTAATGAAATGTAACTTTTATTATTGTATCAAGAAACAAGATGTCAAATACATTAAAGGAGTATAAGTAAAATGCTTAAATGGATTCAGAATATTATTACAAAAGGATTAGTGGTTTATTTGATTACCATTGCTGTTTGTTTTAAGATATGGGATATAGCGGTGGTGCATAATACTAATTATTTTAATTATGTGTGTAACATTAAAGGACAGTTGTTTGAGAGTGCTACACCAGGCAGTAAAGTGTTTGTAAGAAAGCAACATGAAACTTGTATAAATGGAGAAAATTTATGACTGATTATTTAGTAAACCCAAAGCATTATAAGTCTGATAAGGGATTGGAATGCATAGACTGCATAGAAGGAGTGGTTCAAGATTTAGTTGGAGTAGAAGCTACTGATACAGGAAACATTATGAAGTACCTGTGGCGTTGGAAAAATAAAGATGGCGTTAATGACCTTAAAAAAGCCAAATGGTATTTAGATCATTTAATTGCCCATGTTGAAAATGATGTAGAAGCATTAAAGACTATGGAAGAAATTTTAATTGATAAACATTTAGACGAACTGCATGACGAAGATTAAAGCAGGAAAAGCTGTGTGCCATGTTTGTGGTAAGCCAGCAAAACTGTTTTACAAATTATGGTGGTGTGGCGTATCGTCCAACACTGGTGTTTATAATTTAATTGGAGTATGTAATGACAAAAGGGAAAGAGGTCTTAAAGAAAAATAAGGAAGAATGGAAAGAACATAAATGGATTTTTGAAGGCTATCATTACAGTATAATTTACAACAAAGATAGTTTTCATATTATTCATGAATCTAGCGGCAGGCAAATTACAAAGGGAGATTTTAAATGAAATACCAAACCTTAAAAGAACAGTCTAATTTACATTGGTATAAATTTAATGATGGGACTAAAATTCAAATAGATAAATTGTCTAAAATGGTAGAGAAGCTATTTGATACAGAAAGATTAACCATGTCTGAAGTTGCTGAAAAAATTAATATGAATAAAGATTCTGTTACTCATGTAATAAGAAGGCTTTGTGTTAAATCAATATTGACTAGACAATGTGGTGGAAAAAATAAACAAACAGTTTACTATAAAGAACCTAAATGTTTATTAGCCGAATTATATCATCCAGTATCTTCAGTAAAATTTAAAATATTAAATAAAACTACACGCAAAGTTGAAGATAGTTTAAATGTTAGCCATCCTATTTCTACATCAAATCATAGAAATTCTTTTGTTGTTTATGATTCTGGAAACGAATGAGGATTAGCAGATTAAATGATATTATTCAAGATTGGGTTCGTTGGCACAAGGTAGATAATCATAAGCTAGGCTATCCAACCAAAGTAAGTTATCTATCAACTGGTGGGTATTCTGCAAATGTTTTTGATGATATGGTTAATGCAGCAGATACACAAAATGTTAAAACACTTGATGCAATAATTGATTCTTTACCTAAAGATCAAAGGCAAGCTATTTATGCTAGGTATCTTGGAGAAAAAGAACCTATATTTTTTGAAGTTAAGTTTAATTTAGCTATGGGAAATTTGTTGGATATTGCTGGCAGGAGGATTCATGCTTAATATAAAATTAGACGAAAGAGTATTTACACGATCAGTTCAATTTCAACAAGAGAATAATATTGGAATGAGAGGTCATGCGGATGGTAATAATGAAGAGCAGCTCACAGGGATTCTTGGGCAGAATATGATTTGTGATACTTTAAATATGCCCTTAATGATTGCTACTGGGTTTGATGGCGGTGTGGACATTACCTTAAACAACACAACAATAGATATAAAAACTATGGGTAGGAATGTTTATCCAAAGCCTGATTATGTCAATAACCTAATAGCAAGCCAATTAAAATACAATGTAGATAACTATTTGTTTTGTAGTTACCATAAAAAAGATAATGTTTTAACTGTATGTGGTTGGATAGATAAGAAAGGATTTAAAGATAAGGCCAGTTTCTATAAAGAAGGTGACATAAGAGAGAGAGCTAATGGAACTAGCTTTACAACTAAAGCTGATTTATATGAAATCAAGAATAAAGATTTAAATGCTATTGATAATTATAAAGATTTGTTAAATGTAGGTAAGAAAATAACCCCTTATTAAAATAAATTGTAAAAAGACTTGTTTTACTGATATACTTCTCTTGTAAGATAATTTAAACAAAGGAGAATTAAAATGAGCATTATTTTAAAAACTAAATTTATCGGAGCTTCCGATTTTAAAGGTGAGAGAATAAGTGTTAATTACGATGGTGAGGTTAAATATATACCTTATAACTATGCATTGAATGGTTTTGAAAATCACGAAAAAGCAGTTGATATTGCTTTAAGAGAATTAAATAAAAGTCATGGACAACAATACGAAGCATTTAAAGCAGTTAAAAAATTAGATGGTATATTTAATTTAAAGACTGGTTTTTCTGTTATTGTATAAAGGAGAAATAAGAATGGATAATTTTACCGCAGTAGGAATTGCAGAAGGATTTGAGGAAGCAGATAGTGAAGAGCAGGTGCTAGAGGCATGGCAGCATTTAGTAACTACAGGCCTTGCGTGGCAATTACAAGGTTCATTTGGTAGAACTGCAAGGTCGTTAATTGAGGAGGGGTTGATTAATGAGTGATAAACATAAAGATGAATATTTTTGGGTAGCAATAAATCCTGACAAGCGTTATACAAAAAATAAATATATTGTTCTTGGCAGGGGAAGTCTAGACGAAGAACCAGGAGTACATATGGTTGGACTTAATCTTCGACTAGCAAATTTAGAAGCAGGTTCAAAAAATAATTTTGCAACATCTAACGCTAATTATCATGCTTCTCTAAAAGAGGAGTAATCTCTGAAGCTACTACTGATGGTACTGCACCAGAAGCAATAAGAGCAGTAAGTCCTTTTAATCCATCAGTAGATATAGCTTTTCTAATAGTTAAAATAACAGGCGATAAATCATAACCATATTCTTTTGCAAACTTAATATCTAACTTGTTCATTTCATTTGCTAAACCAGGCAATGTATTATCTAAACTGTCTATAATTTTTGATTTTGATTCTGGGTTTATGTTTTTAACATATTTATCCATTTCAAAATAATTACTTGATCCAGTACCAAATTTTATATCATTTGCATTTGTTCCAAAATTAGAAGATATTTCTTTAATTTCTTTTGCAAAATTTTTGTTAAAGGCAGAATTTTTCTTTGTTGTATCTATTAAACGAACACCTGTATCAGAACCTACAACAGCAATAGGATCAAATTCTAATTTGTATTTTTTCATTAATGTTTTGTTTATATTATTTAATTCTTTTGCTTGATCTTGGGATAAAGTTTTACCAAGATTTAATTCAGCTATAGTTGAATTTTTTAATGCAACTTTATTGGGTGCAAGATAATGCCATGCAGCAGCATCTTGTGCAGTAAGTAATCCATATGAACCTTCAGTAGCATTTAAAAGTTTTTCAGATGATGCATCTATAAATGGAGTTCCTTTTTCTCTACCTACAGCTACTTTTGACTGCCTACTAGGGTTAAATTGCCCTTTAAAATACCCAGTTGTTGGAATTGATGTATCTGTCAATAATCCAACACCTTTAGAAATTTTATCTCTACCTTGTTTATCATAAAGCAAATTAGTTACTTCTCGATCATATGCTTGACGAACATCTAATGGTTCATCAATAAGACCTTTCATATGCCCAATTTCTATACCTGGAATTGTTTCTCTTGATTGAAATGCAAAGTTTTGTGGAAACGCTTCCTCGTAACTAAAAGCTGCATTGTTTGGACTTACTAGACCAGCATCAATTTTTGCACCAGTCCATGATGCAGCTTGTGCTTGTCCTGGAGTCCAGTCAGTTTTACCACCAACTTTATTTTTATTCAGTTTATTAATAACTTTATTCATTTGAGTATCCATCCACTTATGCTCGACTGGAGTGAATCCTCGTGTAATTGGTTTTCCACTAGGGTCTGTATATCCCCATGCTCTACCATCCCAAATATCATGAACAGCTCTGTTAGCTTGACCAGATTTTTTAGAATAAAATCCACCACCTGTTGCTAACTGATCTGCAAATGGTATTCTTTTTTGCCCAGATGCGTATTTGTTTGTATTATAAATTTCATCTATTTGTTTTCCCATAGTTTTAGGAAATCTACCTGTAATAATTTTGTCACCAACTATTGCTTGATTGTGACCTTTAATACTAAAGGCTAAATTTGGAGAAACACCTGTACCAGCAGAAGTTGTTGCTAAATTTTCAGCAAATTTATTTGCTAATTTAGGATTATCATCTGATAATTTTAAAATAGATTTACCACCTTTCTCATACCAATCAGAGCCAGAAATACCTTTTTTAACAGTATTTACATATTTATTAACAGATTTTGTTTCATCTGCTTTTTTAAAAATTCCATAGGGTGAGCCAGATATTTTTTTTATTTTCTTTCCTAATTTCTTAACACCTTTAGCTATGGGTTCTTTAAAAGGTTTAACTATTTTTCCAGTAGGAGTTACATCTAATCCAAGCAAACCAAAACCAAGAGCAACATCCCCATAATTTCCTTCAACAATTCCACGACCTGTATTTCTAGCAGTTCGTTCAGCATTTCCACTAAATCCAGTTAAGTCCATTAAACCAAAATTACCTTTATTTCCAACAAGAGATTTTGCTGCTGGAGTAGATAAATATTTATTTATAAAATCATATGACTTTTCTTGAAATGTAGGTTTGTATTCTGAAAAAGCATGATTTTGGTAAGGTCTAACATTACCAGATAACATTCTATCTACTTCTGATTGTTGTAATATTTCTTCTAGTGTCATTTATTTTTCCATATTAATTTTAACCAAGTTTTTAATCCCTTAACTCTAGTTTGATCTGTTAATTTATTAAGCCAGTATCTTCGTTTTTCTATAGGTTTTCTAGATAAATCCAATGCTTCGCAGTACAGCATATATTCTTTGCTCCAAGTATCTGTTTGAGTGCCATCTGGAAGTGTCACAGGCTTCATGTTGCGTTCTTTAATTGTTTCTGGTGTGAATAGGTCTTTGCTAGTCATCAAGGTCTTGTACATTCATATACGCACTATCTATAATTAATTCAACGCTGCTACCATCACCTAAATGGATCACCATAGTATCTTCGCCATAGACTACATCAATTGCTTCAATAGTTTTTCCTTCCATAGCTATAGCAATAAGTTGAATGTCCATTTGCATTTTCCTTATATGGGAGTAGCCGAGTCTGATTTTTTTGTTTCTATTGGTTTGTTTAGTTTTGACCACTTTCCGCAGTCTTGGCATTGAACTCTTTGCCACACTTTTGTTAGAGCTAATGATGTTCCCCTTTTCTGTAAATGATTGCCACCACAATTAGGGCAGACTATGCCTTCTGATAATATATTGTGATTAGGATGAATGTTAATCCAACCCTTTAATCTATCATAAACTTCTTCTGTTAATTTTACATCATTAATATTATATCTTTTCATCAGCTTCCATGCTTTAGGATTTTTAGCCATGCACTCAATCCATAATGGCATACCTTGATGAGAGGTTTTCATTCCAATACCTAATACTTGAGCAATATAGTCAAGTTTATTACTAGCAAACTTAAACTTACCTCTAGCAGTATTAATTAAATCAATGTCTTTATATGGACTAGGTGGTGGTAACTTGTGAATAAGAAATTCTTTGTTAAGCGTTGGCATATCAAATCGTTTGCCATTGTAAGTAATAATAGCATCAGCTTCATCTATTAACTTATGTATTTCTTTAATCATCTTAATTGGAGTTGTGTCGTATACACTAGAAAAGTGTACCTTTTTTTTACCTAACCATTTAGCTGCCCAACATAACACAGTAGAGCTTTCTATTAACTGACCTATGCTAATGTTCTGTTGAAACAGTCCCCAATGAAACCCTGTGTGTGGAGATGTTTCTATATCTAAAATAAGTATCTTCATTAGTAAGCTACCTCTTTAATATCTTAACCAGAGTATAGCATTGTTCCTTCTTTATTAATAACTAAAGCCTGTCTGCGAGGTGCTTCTTTATCTTCGCAAAAAGAGATATGCACCCATTGATCGTATTCCAGAATAAGTTGGTCATAATCAATATCGGAATTAATAATAGCGAATACAATTTCGTTAGGAGTTCCAAACTGACGGCAAGTAAAGTCTGCAGCCAATCCTTTAGTGTGAGAAGATGTTGCTTTGCTACCGAGTAATTCATTAAGCTCCAAATTGCGATAGCCAGAATTA